CACGATGATTATAACAGCTACCCAGTAGTTGATGAGCAGATAACAGAGGTTTATTATAACGGTTTAGACATTACAGATAAACTATCATGCGAGTTTATAGATGATATTTATGAAAACTGCTCTTTTTAAGAGTGGTTTTTTTAATGTTAATGTAAAATTTGAAGCGATGAACATAAAAGAAAAATACGAAGAGATATTGTTTGGATATGTGGGTATCCATGATCGTGACGAGCTAATTGAAGAGCTTTTGAATTTACATAGTGTTGTAGGTAGTGCAAAGCAATTAGAAGGATTCGGGGAAGATTTGACTAGGGTTTATTATGTAAAGTGTAGTGAGTGCGGATGTGAACATAATGACAATGGGAATGATTATTGTTGTGGGTGCGGTAGAAAATTTGAATAGCACAACGGTTGTGTAAAATGCGTGTGGAACGCAGTGGAATATGAATTTTAAACCTTGTTATAATTAGTTTATGGATAAGAAAGAAATAAAAAGAATAGCAGATACAATATACAACACCTACATATTGGATGGGTGGGAAAATATAGGCATGGAATATTGTACCGAACAAGCAATATGTTATTTAAAAATAAAAGACTTACTGCACCGATGGAGCAATTAATTATAGTGACTAGTCTAAACATCGTTATTTTTAGCGACTAAACAACAAATGATATGTTAACAGATAGAGAAACTGAATTAAGAGACGCTTACCTAAAAGGGTATGAAGATAGAATCAACTACTCTGATAAGCTAGTGGTTGATAGATACGAACTAGCCGAAAGGTATGCAGTGAACCAAGATAAAAATAATGAGGTTTTAGACCTTGTTAGCTACTGTTCTCAAGAATGTGAATGGAAAGCTGACACTTTTGATAATATAGGTATAGCACTAACTGAATACTGTGAAGAGTGTGGAGCAAAAAGAGATTGTTGCTAACGCCCATATAACAGCCGTTTTAATGGCTTGTTATATAATGTTAGGCTTATGTGCGGAATAAACAGATAAACTATGAGAGTACACGAATTAGGAATAAAAAGTTTTCACGATGAGGTTATTGATTGGGTACACCCTTCAAGATGTCACTTAAAGTCAGGAGAATTAGTTGGTAAAAAATTTAGAATAGGGAGACACTTAAACAGAGCAAAAACATACTTACACACTTGCGAAGACGTGAATTGGATAAGCAACAAAAAAGGTGGTTACATAATATACAAGTATGGAGAAATAGAGCCTAAAGCAGTGTTTTTTCAACTCACAACTAGCAAACAAAAAACAACAGGAGAAATAAAAAAGGAGATACTTAAAAAGTACCCGAATAGTAAACTTCATGTACCTAAAGTTGGGTGTTCATTACATGGAGACATAGACGCTACTTTGACATTGGAGAATGGTGTAGTCATAAATATAGCGTGGAACTATTAGTATTGAGCCTAACGTAAAGTATATGATTAAGCGATAGCGACCCGTAGGGTTAATTATATACAGTGTTACCCTTAGTTTTAAAAAAGATTTAATATGACAGAACAAACGATTTATAACGAAGATTGGCAAATAGGCACAAAGCGTATTGCAAATAATAGCGTGGACTTAGTAGTAACTGACCCACCTTACGGTATGGAATTTCAAAGCAATTTTCGTAAAGAGAAACATAAAAGTATCCAAAACGACACTAACCTTGATTGGTTGGGTGGTTGGGTTAAAGAACTAAAACGTGTATGCAAAGACGAAGCTCACCTTTACATTTTTTGCTCGTGGCATCACATAGATAAATTTAAGCAAGAAGTAGGTGCATTATTTAATGTAAAGAATATACTTATATGGGAAAAGAATAATACTGGAATGGGCGACCTTGAAGGAGATTATGCACCGAAATATGAAATGATACTTTTCTGCAGTAACGGAACAAAAAAATTGAAAGGTGGGCGTGATAGTAATATACTAAAAGCTAAAAGAACAGGAAATGTAAACCACCCAACAGAGAAACCAATTAACTTAATAAGCTATTTGATTGAAAAAAGCAGTAACAAAGGTGATTTAGTTTTGGATACTTTTGCTGGGAGTTGCGGAACTGCGATTGCAAGTAGGCAAAAAGAAAGGAATTGCATTTGCTTTGAAATTGAAGAAGATTATTGCAAAGTAGCGAATGAGAGATTATTTGCAACATCACTATCCCTTTTTTAATATTAAGGGTAACGTCCCAAATATTAAACGGTGGACGTAACGAGTACCGAAAACAAGTAAATTAGTATAAACCGAAGCAGTAGGGGAGACAAGCCAATACAACACCCACTGTTTTATATTTATTGTTGTATTGCGTTGATTGATTATGTATGTAGCAAGCATAGAAGTTATTGAAAGTTGGTATAAAGGAGAAACAAATAGGACTACTGAGGTACACATTGTAGAAGCTATTACACAAGAACAAGCCGTAGCAAAATTAGAACATCACTACTCATTACAAGACAGTGAATATTGTGTAACATATACCATAGAGGTAACGAGCATAAACGAACTGATAAGGTAATGCTATACAACGTTTGTGTAAAAATTGAAGCCTTATAAATAGCCTTTGTGGACCAGTAGAGTTTGCAAAGGCTTTTGTTTTTTACACTTTGTTATCTATTGCGGATAAATATCTAAACTTTTTAGTATTGTAGTTGTATTGTAATATAATTGTATTATATTTGTGTATACAAAAACGGTAAACAAAACGAATATGGCTTACACTAAAATATCAGACAGAAATTTAGAAATGATTAAAGTTTCTTTTGTATCTAAAGACATCAATATAACGAAAATGGTTAGGGAAGATAGAATAGAAAGATTTAGAAACGATATTCTACATAAGTACAATAAAAACGGAAAACAATATCCACACGCAATAAAAGAAATGAGAGGGTAACACCTCTCTTTTTTATCTATAAAAACAATACTATGAAAGTAAAGAAACTAAAAAAAACAGAAATAGGTATATTAATAACCTACAAGTCTTTTTTTAAAACTAAAGAAAGAGAGGTAATATGGATTGAACTTTTTGGTAGGTGGGGGTGGGCTGATGAGAAGGACCACGGAAATCCGTGGATAAATGCTCTATTAAATGAATTTATTGAAAGCGGAAAAAAAGAATACATCTTAAATAATAAATAATGAAAGTACCTTATCAAATAAGAATAGAGCCTGAAATACTGGACCAACTAAAGCAACTAGCAAAGGAAAACGGAACAAGCGTAAACCACGAAATAAGACAGGCTATACGCGGTAAACTTAGTGATAGATAACATCCCTATAACAGACATACTTAAAAAGATACTATAAAATGAGCGATAAAGACACTATAATACACATATCAGAATCAGAAGACTTAAATTATTTAGTATCTGTTTTGGTACTTATAACAAAAAAGATTAATATTGATACTCTAAACGGAATGGCAGCGAGTGAAGGCAAAACACGTAGAGGAATTAAAGTATCTAAACGATACACTAAACTAGACATAGGTAGAGCCAAACTAGCTGTAAAAGGTTTAGAAGATAATAATTTACCAATATAAATAATAACACATGAGTATTTACAAGAAGTTACTAGAGGTTCAAAAAGAAGTAGGCGCTATTTCTAAGGACAGTAAGAACCCTTTTTTTAAGTCAAAGTATTTTGATATTAACAAACTTATAGAAGTTGTTAATCCTGTTTTATCTGATAAAGGAATTGTATTATTACAGCCTATTCAAGATAACAAGGTTCAAAGCGTTTTAGTTGATTCAGAAAGTGGAGACAGTGTGAAAAGTGANCTAGAACTACCTAATTTAACAGATCCACAAAAAGTNGGTTCATGTATAAGTTANTACNGACGTTATACACTGTCATCTTTATTAGGACTACAAGCAGAAGACGAAGATGGTAACGGTTTAAAGTCTAAACCTAAACCTAAACAATTACCTAAGATAACACCAGAAGCCTATCAGAAGGCTATAGTTGCAATATCAGAGAAGAAAGTAACACTTGATCAGATAAAGGCTAAATACAGCCTATCAGAGAACCAAGAGAAAGAACTTAATAACCTTTGAAATTTAATAACACAATTTAATCTAATACCACATGAATAATTTAATACTAGGTATAATAACAGGCGTTTTAATAGGGCTAGCAGTAGTTGTATTTACAGTTTTAAAAAAATTTAAAGATTTATAACACATGAATAATTTAATATTAATCAATAAATCTACTGAGTCAATAGTTGAGTCAATAGTTAACGGAATAGAAGAGGGTAACATTAACCCGATAGAAGTAGCTGCTCAATTAAAGCGATTAGAGGACCTTCACAAGACTTTAAAAACAAAGTGTACTAATTACATAGTTGATGAGCTTTACACGTCTGGTTCTTCTGATATGATAGGCTATAAAGTAGAGAAGTTTACAACTGGAGAACGTTTAGATTATTCAGCAAATGAAGATTGGTTAGCTATTGAGAACGCCAAAAAAGAACTTACAGAACGTCAGCTACCAATAGAACAAAAGATGAAAGCAGCGTATAAAAACGGTTGCAGTATGTTTGACGAAGAGACAGGAGAAACGTTTTCACCTGCTAAATATAAAAGCGGAGGAAAAGACACATTTAAGGTTACGAAATGCAAATAACAAACGAAGATAATATGCAACTAATGGCAAGGTATGAAGATAACTACTTCGACCTTGCAATAGTTGACCCACCTTATGGGATAAATGCTGGCAAAATGACAATGGGCAGCGGTAAACACGAATTTACAAAGGGTAAAAATTGGGATAGTGCAGTGCCTACTAAAGAATATTTTGATGAATTATTTAGGGTGTCTAAAAATCAAATTATTTGGGGTGGTAATTATTTTGATTTACCTTTAAATAATAATTGGATAATATGGGATAAGTTAAATCCAAATTTGAGTTTTTCAGAAGCAGAGATGGCTTGGTGTAGTATTAATAAAAATGTTAGAATATTCAAAAGACTTTCTACACTACCAGACTATGATGGTAAAAAACAACATCCAACTCAAAAGCCAATTAAATTATATGAATGGTGTTTAAAAAAATATGCTGAAAAAGGTGATAAGATACTTGATACACATTTAGGTTCTGGCTCAATAGCTATTGCTTGCGATAAGAATGGTTTTGATTTAACAGCCTGTGAACTTGACAAAGAGTATTACGACAAAGCAATGGAACGAATAGAAGCTCATAAAAAACAATTAACCCTGTTCTAATGCAAAAAGTAAAACGCTCTAAAAACTTAGATACATTGCTAATACTCGCTACCAATAAGAACCAGATCAATCATAATTATTATCATCTAGGGAACGACCAGGTTTACTACATTCACCAACTAGACGAGTA